TCGACACTTTTTGATGTTTACAAAACTGAGGGCAAGCAAATGATTTTCAAAATCAAAATGCCCGAAAGAGATGCGCTGATACTTCTTAGCAGCTTAATCAATCTAGCAGACACGCAGATGTCTCAGCTCAATGACACTGAAAAAGTGCTTACAAGAAAGCAAAGGGAAGAGAGAGAAGAGGATAACGAAATACTGCACCGATTAATAGTTGCCTTGGCAGAAGAATATGAGGTTGATATTAATTTCTATTTACACGCCGACGCGGCAAAGTTAGAAGGAAAGTTTTTTCATTAGCAAATTCAGGCAGGCCGCCAGGGTAGACAATAATCAGTCGCTTCTTGTGGAGACCTTGAGGGGTCTTGAGGGTTGCTCCGTCTCTCTGGGCCACGATGATATTTTAGTTGGTTATAAAAAACAGACGTTCTGGTTTGAAATAAAAGATCCCCAAACTTTAAAAAAAGACGGCAGTTTTAAAGCTGGAACTATTAAGCCCAGCCAGCAATGGCTTTTAGACCATTGGCCAGGGCACTACAGCATCGTGTCCAGCTATCAAGAAATACTAAAGGAAATAACAGATGTCTCACAATGACCATGAGTATTTAAAACAATTTACTGAGGATCAAAAATTTATCAGGCAACTTGATGAGTGCGTAGCCTTTGGTGGAAATGTTTCAAAAGCCTGTAAAAACTTGGGAATTGATAACAGCTATTTAAATCGAAAAATTAAACATTTGCGAGAGGTTTCTTCTTCCAAAACTATAAGGCACAGCAACGGCAATACTGAGTCAACAGATTTTGGATATTCAATAAACGGCACTAGCAATCTTTACAAAAACGGCGAAAAAGTTATGGGGTGGGTCAAAACCTCAAGAGACAAAGAGCTTGAAGCCAAAGCGCTGAAAGACTTCATTGATGGCCTTTGTTCTGACATGAAGCCAGCAGAACCTGTCCAGCTAAATCCTCACAAACATCATACGCCAGACTTATTATCTGCAGTTTTTGTCGGCGACGCCCATATCGGCATGTATAGCTGGGGACTTGAAACGAAACACAGTGACTTTGATTCCGATATAGCAACCAAGCAATTACGTGAAGCAATAGATTATTTGGTCGACAAGGCCGAGCCGAGCGAGACAGGGTTGCTAGTAAATCTAGGAGACTTTATACACACTAACGGAAGCAACAATATGACTGCTGGGGGAACCCCTCAAGACGTAGATACCAGGTTGAGTAAGGTCATGCACATGGCAGCAGTAACCTTGAGATATATGACAGACAGGATGCTTTCCAAGTTTGCTAGGGTGATCTTGGTATGCGCTAAGGGCAATCACGATACAGACACGAGTATTGCTATCCAAATGGCGATGAAATTCTATTATGACAAAGAACCCAGGGTAACCGTTTTAGAAACCAATGGTTTTTATCATTACATTGAATACGGTCAATGGCTATTGGGCATTCATCATGGCGACAAACAAAAACCAGAGGCTCTCGCAGGCTCAATGGCGCGTGATATGTCAGAAGCGTGGGGCAGGACATCTCATCGTCTATGGTGCGTAGGCCACTTTCATAAAGAACAAGTAAAAACTTTGGCAGGAGTGAAGTATAAGGTGTTCGCAGCACTTCCCCCGCCCGATGCTTGGCATGCTTCAAAGGGCTATAGCGGTGATGGGGAGATGGAAATGATTACCTTTAGAAAATCAGGCGGCATTTATTCGTCACACACTTTTTGCATTGAGCAACCCAAGCATCAGCCAGACATAACTATTTAATGATAATTGATAAAAAAGAAGTTATGACTAGGCAAGTAGGGGGTGATCATTATGTTAATCACAAGATCCAGCCTTGGGACATTATAGATGAATTTAACTTGTGCTTTTACGCTGGAAACGTGATCAAATACTTATTGAGAAACAAAGGAAACAGGAAAGAAGATTTACTTAAATGTATTCACTACCTAGAGAAAATGATCGGAGATCTTGATGAAAAGAACATTTAGCGAATATAACACGAGGATTATTATTAACAATGCTTTTGCGACAACAAAAAGCGGCTCGATTATTGTTTACTGGCCTCACAATGAAGATTCTTTTATTGCTGTAGATCTTAGTGAAGCGGTAGATGCTAACTCTAAAAACATCGTAGGCACTTATGATTCTTGGGCTGTCACGAGCGACATATTAAGTGACTGTCAAGAGTTTATGGACGACCTATTAAGCGCTCCTGTCTGGCCTGAAGAAACAAGAATAGATGTCATAGGACGTAATGGCAATAATGGAGAACACTATTCTCTAAAAAAAAATGGGGGTAAGAATGTCTGATGTCTTTGTAATTTACGGTGAACCTTTGACTCTTGGCCAAGCATCAAAAAAATATAATATAAAAGTAACAACTTTAAGGGCGAGATTTAAAAGAAACCCAAACACCGATCCTAGTCATCTGGTTTATCAAAAGAAACCGACATATAACCGCGAAAAGTTATTTGAGCATCAAGGAGAGTCTCTAACTTTAAAAGCATGGCAAGTAAGGCATCCTCATTTAACCATTCTCACAATTAGAAGAAGACTTAAATCAAACATTAAATTAGCAAAGCCTCTAACTCGTAAATCAACACCTAATCCAAACTGGTCTAAGCCTATGCCTTTATATTCAAAAGAAGGTGAGTTAAGTAACAGAATAAAAGCGTACAAACAAAAGGGCATGACAATTGAGGATATCGTATTTAAGATAACTCATGGTGATTTTAGCTACATGGAAACAAGATGAACGGTAAGGGCAGCAGCCGGAGGAAGGAAAACACTAAAAAAGTTAGAAGTGAGCTTGTTAAAGTGGATTGGAGCAAGCGGGATAAATCACAAGACGGATTTAAGGTTAAAATTAATGGGAAGGTTGTCAAGTGACCTCTAGTAAACCGTTGATTGATTTTCACCAAGTCGATGATTTGATCAAGCGCGTTAAAAAGAATCTTTATTCCTGCGGTTCAATCGCGGTTGTCTACAACGATCAAAAAGAATTAAAAGTTATTAGAGATCAAAGTAGCCGTTTTTCCAATATTCATTTTTCAGAATTAGTGGGAGTTTATACGAGTGAGAGCAGCCACAATGACATCAGAAACGACATTATTGAAACCGTCCAATGGTCTAACGAAAAGCGAAATTCACAGATCAGAGCGTTTAATAAGGCGGTGGGTGTGGATCTCTAGGGGTGGCTTACCAGATCTAGGCTATGGGAGCATGTCACTATCCCCTCAGACCAGCGGAACATTTGCAATACATAGCATTGACGTATTAGCGGCCAGCGTTATGAACGGTCTAGCCTTACCATTGAGATCTATTGCTAAACTTAGATATGATTTAGATCTTTCTATTAAGCAGATATCAGATCGTGAAAACATGACGCCGAAAATGGTAAGAAACAGGCTTCAATTTATCCATACGGAAATTATCAGACATTGTTTTATCCGCCTTTCTTAACAGCCACTTTTATTAGGGCAAAATCATGGTAATATGTTTGTATATTGGGCAATGCCCATATCAGATATCAGGCTTCTTCCAGAAATGGCAAGAGGCCTTTTTTTTGCGGTCAATCTTAGCCAACAGCCCTCAATCAGGGCGGTTAAGCAATTGGCTCGCTTATTAGTGAGGCTGTAATGCAATTGCAAGAAATACTTGAGCTAGGCCTGACGACGATTCAAACTAAACTAGCTTATTTATCCTCGACAATTCTAGCCGCGACCTCGCTGGCTGCTTTTCAATCAGTAGTGTCGATTATTGGTGTTCTTTTGTCTATCGCTCTCGCTATTGCGACTTACGTAAGCTCTAGTCATAAGAACAAACTACAGATCCAATTACTAGAAAAACAATTATCCAAAGAAGAATAAAACAATTTAACCGTTCAGCCTGTGGCTGACATAGCTATCCTGTGGAGATGCTAAATGGCACGACCAAGTTTATACACACAAAAAAAGGCAGATCAAGTATTAGCAAGGCTCGCTTGTGGCGAATCAATGCGCTCAGTGTCTCGCGATAAAGCAATGCCAAGCATGACTACTCTTTTCAAATGGCTTAGAGAAAATGTGGAGTTTACGAAGCAGTACGGGGAGGCAAAGCGAGAGGCGGCTGATGCGTTGTTTGAAGATATTATTGATATAGTTGATAACGAATCTAAAGAGTCAACAATGGTTGATGGGATACCTAGTCAAGTTGCCTCTAGCTCATCAGTGGCTCATGCAAGGCTACGGGTTGACGCTAGAAAGTGGGTGGCAGGCAAGTTAGCGCCGAGAAAATACGGTGATAAAGTTGAAATTGAGGCTGACGAAGTTGGACAGCCTATCGCTATTGTCTTTGATGTAAATCCAGCCGTTTCAGAAATTAAAATTACTAAACATGCTGGAACTTAATGCGCCACAAAACGTCTTTATTAATCAGCTTGATACAAAATATAAAGCATACGTCGGCGGTTATGGTTCTGGTAAAACATACATCGGGTGTATAGACCAGCTTCTATTTTTTTCTAAGCATCCAGCCACAACACAAGGGTACTATGCTCCGACCTACCCGCAAATACGAGATATATTTTATCCTACATTTAGCGAGGCGGCTGCTAACTTAGGCTTCCGAGTGGAGATCAAGGAAAGCAATAAAGAGATCCATGTGTTCAGGGGTCGCTTTTACTACGGTACTGTCATTTGTCGGTCAATGGAGCATCCTCAGTCTATTATCGGGTACAAGATCAGTCGGGCATTGGTTGATGAAATAGATGTACTCCCCAAAGCAAAGGCCGTTCTTGTTTGGAATAAAATAGCAGCACGTTTAAGGTTAATGATAGATGGTGTGGAAAATAGCATTTGCGTGACATCGACTCCAGAGGGGTTTGGGTTTATCTACTCTCGTTTTGCTTGCGATCCAACAAAGTCTTATTCGATGGTGCAGGCTTCCACTTATGAAAACGAAAAATATTTACCTCCGAGCTACATTACAAGCTTGATCGAAACCTACCCAGAAGAATTGATAAGTGCATATATTCGCGGCCAATTTGTAAACCTCAAATCTGGCACAGTTTACAACGGTTATAACCGTGTCAAATGTAGAAGCAACGAAAAGATCTTACCGAAAGAACCTCTGTTAATCGGGATGGATTTTAATGTTATGAATATGAGTGCTGTTATTTTTGTTGT